GCAGGAGCAAGAGTTTCTGTACAAAAAGTAAAAATGGTGTTATTAAATGATGATGAGATTATTGCAACTTTGGAAAATCCAGAAGTAGTAACTCAACAACTGTAACATACATTAACGAAAGTTAATGCCAACATAGGAGAAACTATGATAGACGAAAAAGAAAATAAGAATGAAGAATTAGAAGTTAATCTTGAAGAAGTTGAAACAGAGAAAGAGGTCAATGTACCTTTAAATCCGTTAGAAAAACTTCAACAAATGCAAGAAGAACCTTCTAAAAATGAAGATAAATCTTTTGAGAACGAAAGAGAGATTAAGCTTGAAGAGAAAAAAGATGAAAAAGCACCAGCTTATTCAGATGACATGCCTTATTCTGTTAAAGTTCGTAAAAGAATCCAAAAAGAAGTAGCCAAAAGAGCAGAAGCAGAACAAAGAAGTGTTGAACTAGAAGAAAAACTAGCAGCAATGGAAAAAAGAACTTATGATATAGCTAATAAATCGTTAGGTAATCAGCTTTCTAGTGTTTCTAATCAACTTAAATCAGCAATTGAAGAAGGTAATACTGACGAACAAGTAAAATTGTATGAAAGTATGGCAGAAATTCGTAGTCAAATGACTAAAACAGAAGATTATGCTGCAAGAGTACCTCAAAAAACTGAAAAGTCTGAAAAAAAAGCTCCACCTTTGGCAACAGAGTGGGTTAAAGAAAATTCAAAATGGTTTAATAAGCCTGGTTATAGAAAAGAAACAGCTATGGCTTATGGAATTGATGCTGAATTAACAGAAGAAGGTTGGGATGTGCACGATCCTGGATATTATGATGAGATGACTAAAAGACTTAAAGCAAGTGGTCTTTCTTATTTTAATAAATCAGAAGAAAACACTTCCAAAGCTGAAGAAAATGTTGTACAAAAAAACAATAGAGTGCAATCTCCTGTTGCTGGAGTTTCTCGTAAAAAAGGAACAACTGGTAATAGAGTTAAACTAACCTCTGACGATTTATCAACTGCTAAAACTTTTGGTATAGACATCAGTGATGAAGTGGCACTAAAACGATTTGCTAAAGAAGTAAAAAGCTTTAGCGACACAGGACAATAGAAAGGAGCCTGACATTATGAACAAAGATAATAAAATAAAAAATGAAACTAGAGTAGAAAAATCTACACTAGCTTCAAAATGGCGACCGAGTAACTTATTAGAAGCGCCTGAACCAAGACCTGGTTATGCTCAACGTTGGGTAGCAACTATGGTATTAGGACAGGAAACGCCTACGAATGTAGCTAAACGGTTGAGAGAAGGTTGGCAACCAAGAGACATTAAAAGTGTCAAAGATGGTCAACATTTTCCAACGATAGAACATGGCAAATTCGCTGGGCATATTGGAATAGAAGGAATGGTACTTTGTGAAATGCCTGAAGAAATGGTTAATCAAAGAAATGATTACTATGCTCAAATGACTAACAATTTAATGCAGTCAGTTGAACAGGACATGAACAGAGCTGAAACACCAGGCCAACCTATCCAAAGGTCTTTTAAATCTAGAGTTAGTTCGGACGGCAATTAACAACTAACAAAGGTAAATAAAAATGGCAAATGTAAATGCACCAAATGGTTTCGTACCATTAAGACATTTAACAGGCGGTGTTATTAGAGCCAATGAGTATGCAATTGCAAACGGCTATGCAGCCAATCTTGCAAGTGGAGACCTCGTTACTTTGGCAACCGATGGAACAGTTGTAAGAGGCACAGCGGGCGGAACAGCTCTTGGTGTTTTTTATGGCGTTGAATACATTGATAATGACACTGGTGATGTTAAATTTAAAAAAGTTTGGAGTAATGCCACAGCTGTTAAATCGGGAACTCCGATTAAAGCATATGTGTATGACGATCCAAATATCACTTACGCAGTCCAAACTAACGGCGTATTCGCAACAGCAAATGTTGGTGAATTAGCTAATGTTACAATTGGAACGTATAACTCAACCTACGGACATTCAACTGATGAATTAGATATCGCAACTCTTGCAACTACTGCAAAAGTTTTGAGAATACTAAGATTAATTGATTATCCTGATAATGCGGCAGGCGCTGATGCATCTGTAGAAGTAGTAATAAATCTATCTCTATATGGTACTCAGAATGCTGGCGTTTAACCTTAACAATAGGAGTTAAAAATGGCTTTAAACAGAGCACTTTTTACCAAACAGCTCAATCTAGGTTTAAACACCGTGTTTGGTATGGAATACGATAGATATCCAGAACAATGGAGATCATTATATTCTACAGAGCAATCAATGAAAGCATTCGAAGAAGATGTACAAATGATCGGATTCGGTGCTGCACCTACTAAAGCTGAAGGTGCCATGATCAATTATGATTCTGGCAGAGAAGGCTTTGTCTCAAGATATGTGCATGAAACTGTCGCTTTAGCTTTTGCGATTACAGAAGAAGCTGAAGAAGATGGCTTGTACGGTTCTCTAGGCGCTAAATACGCAAGAGCACTAGCAAGATCAATGCAACAAACTAAAGAGATCAAAGGTGCAAATATCTTTAATAATGCAACTACTACTTCAACTGGAGGAGACGGCGTAGCTTTAATGAACGGCTCTCACCCACTTGGTGGCGGTGGTACAGCATCTAACATCCTAGGCACACCTGCGGATTTATCTGAAACGTCTTTAGAGACACTTTTAGTTCAAATCTCAACTGCTGTAGATGATAGAAGCATACCTGTTGCGTTATCTGGAAGAAAACTTGCAGTTCCACCTCAATTGGTGTTCGTTGCAGAAAGAATTATCAAGTCTAATTTAAGACCTGGTACTGCTGACAATGATATCAATGCAATGAGAAATATGGGTATGATACCTGAAGGTGTAGTAGTAAATCAAAGATTTACTAACCCTGATCAGTATTTTATCCTAACTGATTGCCCAGATGGAATGAAACACTTCGTTAGATCACCAATCAAAAAAGCTGTTGAAGGCGATTTTGAAACTGGTAACCTAAGATACAAGTGTAGAGAAAGATACAGCTTTGGTTTTACAGACTGGAGAGGTGTATACGGATCTGAAGGCGTAGCATAATAAATAATTAATTACTAGGCGTAGCAATACGCCTAGTAGTTTTAAACTAACCCAAACGACTGCGAAAGCAGACTATTATAAGGAGATAGACATATGGGAACAACAACATTTTCGGGACCGATAAAAGCGGGAACGATATCACAAACAACAGGAACAGCACTTGGCGATAGTATAAAAAATACTGGTCAAGTATTAATGGCACAATCAGTAATAGTTGATATTATTGGTGCTTCACATTTAAATCAAGTATGTGCAGTAGTTCCAGCAAACTCACAAATAGTTGACGTTATAGTTAATGTAACTACAGTGAATAATGATACTGGTGCAGCAACTGTTTCAGTAGGAACAGTAGCAGATGCAGATGCTTTTATAGCTACACTTAATGTTAAAGCTTTAGCAACTACTCATGGTACTTTAGATACAGAAGCAACTAATGTTGGTACAACTGATATACAAGTATTAGCAGATTTTACAGGTGCTAATGGCGATGGTACAACTGGTGCAGCAACAGTAACTGTTATGTATTTACAAAATAATTCTATTGCAGTGGCAGCAGATTTATAATAAATAATTAATTAGAGGGCCTTCGGGCCCTCATTTAAAATATGGAATTTAATTTAGACTTTTTAAGAAAAACAGGTGAAGCTCTTTCTTCTTTTGGAAAAGATAAAGAAGTAGATACAGATGAAAGATCATCTGTTGAAAAGTATGATGATTTTTTAAAAACTACTGAAGTTATGGAAGCAGGTAAAACTGCAGATCAAAAAGCTGTAGAATCAATAGATGATACAGGAGCTACTAAATCAGTTAAAGAAGTTTTAGGTAAAGAAGAAAAAGAAAAAAAAGAAGATACAGAAGATAGTTTAGAAAAAAAATTAGCTAATATAGAAAAAGTTATTGATAAATTTGGTGGATCTCAAACTCTTCCAACTGGTGAATTACAAGGTGGCAGTATTAATGATAATATAAATCAAAAACCTTTAGATATGGGAAATGTTCAAGCTAAAGCAGCACAAGCTGAGTATTTAAAACCTTCTACTGTACCTAATGACAGAATTGCTTTACTATATGAAGACTTAAAAAAATATAACCTAATTTAGGAGAAATAAATGGCAGGATCAGACATAAATGTTGTAAGTAAAAATAAAGCAGCATTATCTAATGTAGCTTCAAATGTTGCCACTACAGTTACTGTATTTGGAGGACCAACGAGATTAAAAGGTTTTATTATTGAACCTACTGATGCTCCAGGCACTCTTACATGGAAAGATGGTGGAACAGATATATTTGATATTGAAACAGGTAATGCAGCTGCAGGTGCTTCAACAGTACAAATTAATTTACCAGCAGAAGGTATAAAATTTAAAACAAGTTTACAAGTTTCATCTACTATTGCGGGTGCTAATGTATCTACTACAAATGGTGTAACAGCATTTTTTGCATAATGGAGAAATATGGCTTTATCAGGAACTTCAAATTTTACTTTAACAGTAAATGATGTAATACAAGAAGCTTATGACAGAATAGGCGGTGATCCTATTTTAGGTTATGATGTAAGGTCTGCTAGACGTAGTATGAATATTATGTTTAGTGATTGGGCTAACAGAGGTTATAACCAATGGACTGTAGAATATAAAACTTTAGCTATTACTACTGGAACTACAGAATATACTTTAGATTATGATACAGTAGATATCATTAATGCAAATATTCAAATAAGTGATGGAAGTGAATATGCAATGACAGCACTAGGTCTTAATGATTATGCTGCTATTTCAAATAAAACTACTCAAGCTAGACCTACACAATATTATTTACAAAGATTAAATACTCCTGTACTTAAAATTTATCCAGCTCCAGATACTAATTATACTATTACTTATTATCGTATGAGAAAAATAGAAGATATTACAGCTTCTACAGTCAGTGGAGTAGAACAAAACATTGATGTGCCATTTAGAGCTTTCGAGTGTATGTGCGCAGGACTTGCTTATTATCTTTCTAAAAAAAGAACAGGTATAACTGCTCAAACTCAACAAATATTAAAAGTGGATTATGAAGAAGCTTATCAAAGATTAATAGCTGGTGATGATACTCCATCTACTAGAATTATACCAGCAACAGGCAACAGTTTTTATTCATAATGGCTAGGGTTCCAGCAACTACTAGACCTCATAGAGCACCTTCAACAAAATTTGCAGGTGGTAGACATGCTTTAGCAATTTCTGATAGATCAGGTATGGCATTTCCTTATCAAGAAATGGTATTTGAATGGACTGGTATGTTTGTTCATAATTCAGAGTGGGAACCTAAACAACCTCAATTAGATTTAACTTATTTTACTGATGCACAAACTTTACAAAATGCTAGACCTCAAGCAAGTATAAGTGCAACAGAGGCTGCAAGAACTGGTGGAGGATTACCAGGCTCTCAAACAGGTGGTGTTCCTAATCAAGTAACTGTTTTACCTGGATTTGAAAATACATCAGGACAATCTGTTTATGTTGGAGTTGCAACTATTCCAACTTCTTGGTATACTAACAACACAAATTTGTTACAGATAGGATTAGGAAGTGTTACTGTTGTAACATGATAAAAAATAAAAAATTAAAAGTAATGATTGGAACACCTTGTTATGGTGGTCAATTAACAGAAGCTTATCTACATGGAATAATGGATTTAACAAGAGTAGCTGCTCAAAATAATTTTCAAGTTAATTTAAATACTATTGGTAATGAAAGTTTAATTACAAGAGCTAGAAATACTATTGTGAGTCAGTTTTTAGACGCTGATAAAGAAGATGATAGTCTTACTCATTTAATGTTTATTGATGCAGATATAGGATTTAGAGGAGAAGCTGTAAGACGTGTTTTAGAATCAGGTTATGATATAGCTTGTGGAATATATCCTAGAAAAAATATTGAATGGGATAAAGTTCCTGACTTAATTAAAACAAGCGATAAAAATTTAGAACAAAGGGCTTTAGGTTATAATTTAAATTTTGCAGATCCTAATAAAATTGAATTAACTGGCGGTTTTACTGAAGTAATGGATGCTGCAACTGGATTTATGTGTATTAAAAAAGAAGTTTTTTATCAAATGAAAGAAGCTTATTCTAATCTTAAATATACTAGTGATCAAATAGTTAATGGAAAAAGATATGGTAGTGATAACTGTTATGCATTTTTTGACTGTATTATTGATGAAAAAAGTAATAGATATCTATCAGAGGATTATGCTTTTTGTAGATTATGGCAAAAAATAGGTGGTAAGATACATGCTGATCTTCAAAGTCCTTTAACGCACTATGGAACTTATCCATTTGCAGGACACGTTTGGACTAAATTTAAAGTTGATGAGGTAATTAAAGATGGCAATGACATACAGCAGTCTAAAGACTGATATACAAATATGGGCTGAAAATACAGGAACAGATTTTACTAACCAATTAGATACTTTTATAGATAATACTTTTGATTCTTTATCAAGAGATATAGACCCTATTGGATTTAATGAAAATGTAACTACTACAGCAGTAGCTGGAGATAGATTTGTAAATCTTCCTACTTCTATTGAGCCTATGTTATTTAATTATTTAACTATTACAGTAGGATCTAACGTAAGTTATTTAGAAATGAAAACTTTAGCTTTTTGTCAAGAATATTGGCCTAATATATCACTTCAAGGTCAACCTAAATATTTTGCTAATTTTGATGATAATCGAGTATATCTAGCTCCTACTCCAGATCAAGCTTATACTTTAAAATTAGGATATCAAGGAAGAATTAATCCATTATCTAATACTAATACTACCAACTGGTACACTGAAAATATTTCAGATGTTTTATTATTTGGCTGTTTAGCTCAAGCAAATCTCTTTACAAAGAACCTAGAAGATTATACTATATATACAAATTTGTATAATACAAGAGTTGCTACTGTTAACAATGAAGCCCGTAGAAGAAGAAGAACGGACTATAAGTTTCCTGGTAGCCCTGTTGGTACAAACACATTAACTGGAGGACAATAATATGGCAATAACACAAGCGATTTGCACAGTATTCAAACAAGACTTGATGTCGCCTGGTGGAAACCTTGCTGCTCAAACTCTTAAATGTGCACTATATACTAATGCAGCAACTTTAGATGCAACAACATCTGTTTATATAACAGGTAATGAAGTATCTGATTCAGGAACTAATTACACTATCGGTGGAAATACATTAACTAATGTAGCCATTACTGTAGATGGAACTACTGCAATTTTTGATGCTGATAATGTTACATTTCCAAATGCAACTATATCTGCTCAAGCTGCTTTACTGTACAATAATTCTAATGCTAATGCTGCAATTGCAGTTTTAGATTTTGGAGGAGTTAAAACTTCTACAAACGGAACTTTTGAATTACAGTTTCCAACTGCTAACGCATCTGCTGGCCTAATTAGAATAGCATAAGGAGAAATTCCTTATGAGTGCTAGTATAGGTTATGGTAGACTTGGTTGGAATGTAGGTGCGTGGAATACATCTCCCGATACAGCAGCCATTATAACTGGTCAACTAATTCAATCATCAATAAATTTTGGTGAAGGTTGGGGTAGAGAATCATGGAGTGAAGGTGCATGGAATTCTCGTATTGGATTAGTACTTGTAGGTACTGGTGTAATATTTTCTACTACTGGTGAAGAACTAAATATTTCTTTATCTAATGTAGTTACTACAGCAGCTACTACTAATCTTATTACTGGTGAAGAACTAAATATTTCTTTATCTAATGTAGTTACTACAGCAGCTACTACTAATCTTATTACTGGTCAACAAGCAACAGGAACTATTGGAACTTATTCAATAGCAGCTGATGGAACTCTGACTATTGTAGTTCCTGAATTTACAATAAATACTACTTTAGGTACTATTACAACTGGAACCGCCAATGCTATGGATATAGTTGGTCAAGGTTTAACATCTTCTTTATCTAATATTACAACAGACACTGAAAACTTTATTCCAATCACTGGAATTAATGCTAATGCTAATGTAAGCTCTATAACAATTTCTACTTCAGGATTTTTCTCTATGACTGGTCAAGAAATAACAATAGATTTAGCTACAATAATTCCTAATTCTAATAATAATATAAGTATGACAGGTATTCAAGCTACTGTAATACCAGTAGATTTAAGATTTTGGGATCCAATAGTTGATGATAATACTGAAACTTGGACAAATATTTAGTGTACAAATAAGTACAAATATATATTATTTACATAAATAAATTTATAAGATATAAATAACTATGGCTTCAACTTATACATCAAGATTAAAATTAGAAAGACAAGCTTCTGGAGAAAACTCAGGTAACTGGGGTAATCTTGTAAACTATGTTTTAAACAGAATTGACAGTACAGTAAGAGGATATGTTGCAGCAAGTGTTGCTGGTTCTGCTAATGTAACTTTAGTATCTAATACTTCTACTACTAATACTGATGATTCAACTACTGATGATCAAGTTCACAATAAAGTAATAGAATTTACCGGTGCTTTAACAGGTTCTATTTATGTATTTACAGATGCTGTAGAAGGTGATTATACATTATTTAATAATACAACTGGTTCTCATACTTTAACTTTTGCAAATACAGGTCATGCTGCTAATGGTGTAGCTATTACTCAAGGTACTAAATCAATAGTATATACAGATGGCTCTACTATTTATGATGTAGGTGCTGATTTAGGTGCTGTTGGATCAAGTTCTTTAACAGTTGCTGGTTCAGCTAATGTTGGTTCTTTAACTTCAACAGGTAATGTAAATTTATTAGCTGCCAGTTCTTTAGTATTACAAGATAGTTCTGGTGGAGAATTTGCTGCTTTAAAAGCAAGTGCAACTACAACAAGTTATACTTTAACTTTACCAGCAGCAACAGGTACAGCAGATCAAGTTCTAACAACTAATGGTTCAGGGGTTTTATCTTTCGTAGATAATACAGGTGGCACAGATTGGCAAGCAGTTAAAACTACAACTTACACAGCAGCAGCAGGTGAAGGTGTATTTGCAGACACATCAGGCGGTGCGTGGACTCTAACTCTACCAGCATCTCCAACAATTGGTGACGAAGTAGCATTTATAGATTACGCAGGAACATTTGATACAAATAATTTAACAATTGGAAGAAATTCAGAAAATATTCAAGGCTCTGCAGCTGACTTAACAGTTTCAACTGAAAGGGCAGCTAACACTTTAGTGTACACAGACGGAACACAAGGTTGGCTGTTAAAGGTTAAATAATGGCTGAGTACAGAGAGATCCAAGGAGCGGCTGTCCAGTCGCTAGCATCTAATACAGGTACGATTGAAGGTCAGATTTGGTACGACAATGTTAATGGTGCTTTTAAGTTACAAACATTTTTATCAGCCTCTTGGGCTAGTGGTGGGAATATGCCATACACTGGATATACTAACGCTGGTGCTGGTACATTAACTGCTGGGCTAAGTTGGGGAGGTTCTTTTCCTACAACCAACACTACAGCAGAATATAATGGCTCTACTTGGACAACTGGTGGAGCATACCCTGTAGCTATAGCAAATCATGGTGGAACAGGTTCACAAACAGCAGCTTTATCTGTTACTGGAATGGATCCAGGTGCTCCGCCAGCACGAAGTGATGCTTTTGAGTATAATGGAACTAGTTGGGAAAGTCCAACATCAGTAGGAAGACAAGGTTTTGGTATGAAAGTTTTAGGAACTCAAACATCAGCCGTTGCTACAGGTGGTGGTTCTTTTCCAGGTCCTACCTATAATACTAATGACACAGAATTATATGATGGTTCTAGTTGGACAGCTGGAAATCCTTTTTCAACTATAAGATCCTTTCACTCAACAGGTGGAGTAAATCAAACTTCAGGTATTATTGTTGGTGGAAGATCCGCACCTGGAAATGAAACAGCAATTAATGCTGTTGAAGAATATGATGGAACTAGTTGGACTGCAGGAACAGTTTATCCAACAGTCGTTAAAGAGTGTAATGGCTGGGGAGCTACAAATGATTTTATTCAAGCTGGGGGTAGTGTGCCTACAGCTACAGATGCTTGTGCTATATATGATGGATCAACTTGGACTAGTACTGCATCTATGCCTGCGGCAAGAACTTTAAATGCAACAAGTATGGGAACTTATAATACACAATCTGGTATGACTTTTGGAGGTTCTACTGGAGGTGCAACAAATACAACAATAGAATTTACTGGAGCACAGGTAGGAACACAAACATTAACAACAACATAAAATTAAGGAGGATAAACTATGGCACATAAAACATATCAATACTGCGTAGCAGAAAACTGGGGTAAAGGTTTCATTACGCACAACGATGCAGTGAAACTTGAGTTTTCAAGTTTTCCTGGTAATGTGTGGAGAGTGAATGCTCACAATCAAGATGCTAACAGATGGATTGCGGGAGTAAATGGCTCTCACAAAACTTTATCTGAAGCACAAGCGATTGTTGATGCAGAAGTAACTCAAGCACAAGCTGATTGGGATGCATTACCTGCAGATCAAAAAGCACCAACTGCTGGCTTTGAAAGTATTACAAGACCAGAAGATATAACATTAACGGAGTAAATATAAGTGGCAACTTATTACGACATATTCGGACAAAAGGTACAGTACCTTGCATCAGACCCAAGCCCGGTAGCAGTGGGACAGGTTTGGTATAACTCGACTTCTAATACAGCTAAAGTGCAAGGAGTTACAACCTCATCATCTTGGTCTACTGGTGGAAATATGAATGATGCTCAAGGTGGTAATGGTGGAGGAGATTCACAGACTTCTGCTGTAGCATTACAAGGTACTTTAGGAGCAGTTACAACAGTAGAAGAATATGATGGAACTTCTTGGACAAATGGGCCTAACTCTACTAACACTTATGGATCAAGATCAGCTGGTGGAGCATCAGCTTCTGCAGGATTAATTGGAGGATATTCAAACTCTCCTTTTACAACTTACACTGTTCTTGAAGAATGGAATGGGTTATCTTTTTCTGGAGGTGGAAGTTCTAATACACCTGGTTATAGTGCTGGTACTTGCTATGGGGTAAATCTTAATGCACTTGGTTGGGTTGGAAGAGATGGGCCAAATAATACTGCAAATGAACATTATGATGGATCAAGTTGGACAACAGTGAATCCTTCTCCTCCAGGACAAAGAGGTGGTAATTTAGCTGGAGTTTTAACTTCTGCTATAATGGCATCAGGTTTTGTACCACCAAATAATACAACAGTTAATTCTTTTGATTATGATGGTACAAGTTGGACTGCAATAACAAATCTTCCATCAGGAAGTGATAGTATCAATTCAGGGTCTGGAGCTACAAGCTCATCAGCATATATGAAATATGGTGGAAGTAGAGAACCATCATTAGGTAGAATTGCCACTTCAGATTTTTGGAATGGTTCTGCTTGGTCAGATGAAACTTCATTACCTGCGCCAAGAAGTGGTTCAAATGGTGGAGTTGCAACAAGTTATACTGGAGCATTAATGTTTGGTGGATCACCTAGTGGAACCACAACATTTGAATTTACTGCATCAGGAGTACCAACAACAAAAACAATTACAACAAGTTAAAAAATTATGGCAGACTATATAAATATAAATGGAAACAATATACCGATCAGAGCTTCTGATCCTAGTAACCCTATCGTAGGAGAGATTTGGTATAACTCAACTACAAATCTTTTAAAAGGACAAGCTTTTGATTCAATTGGAAGTTGGTCTACAGGTGCTAGTATAAATACAGCTAGGCAACAAGCTTCAGATTTTGGATCAACTAGAGATGCATTAGTTTTCGCTGGAGGATTTGATCCTTCTAGATCAACAGCAACTGAGGAATATAATGGAACAACTTTTTCAGCTGGCGGTGCATTACCTACTGTTGTAGGAGGTGCTGGAGGTTCAGGTACACTTACAGCAGGCGTATCATTTGGTGGATCAAATTCGTCACCAGGTTCTACAGGTCAAACGAATAGAACAAATGAATATAATGGTTCTTCTTGGGCAACTGTAAATAATATGAACACAGCAACACCTTATAGACCTGGCACAGGTACTGAAACAAATACTATTGCTGCTGGTAGTGCAGTTAATTTTCCTGGAGGTGGAGGTGGAACAGTATCAGAAAAATACGATGGAACATCTTGGACAACAACTCCAAGTTTAAGCACAGCAAGATATGCGGAAGACGTTGGAACAGGGAGTTCTGCTCTTGCAATTGGAGGACAAAATACTGGTTCAACTGTAACAAATGTAGTTGAATCTTGGAATGATACAAGTTGGAGTTCGTCTCCTGCATTAAATCAAAATCACGGTGGTCACGGTAAAACAGGTACAGATGATACAGCTGCTTTAATTTGGGGAGGTGGAACAACAGATCCTTTAACAGCAAATCCAACAGTTCAAACAGAATCTTGGGATGGAGTATCTTGGACATCTTTACCAAGTCAAGCAAATTTACCTACTGGAGTAACTTATCCAGCATCTACAGGAACTCAATCAGCAGCTATTTCTGCTGGAGGAAATCCACCTACTGGTGTTACAACTGCAACTAATTTATTTGATCAAGGGCCAATAACAGTTACTATCTCTAGTTCTTAACATTGACCTATAGCTCATAGTTTTGTTTACTAAGGTATTTTAAAGTATATCTTAATTTTATTATGACAGAAAAAAGAAATATAAAAGACCTTGTTGATAAAGAATCAGATAATTTACACAATATACTAGACCCAAATGACGTTACCGATTTTAAAGGTATGGTCGAAGAATTAAGAGATACTTGGACTAAAAAACAAGTGTTTAGAACTGAAACAGAAATGAGATTTTCAGTTTTAAATGATATGAAATATCCAACTAAAGCTTCTAAATACTGGCAGTGTGTTAGAGAACAAAATGTTTATTTAGAAAATTTAATGAGTTTATCTTTTGATTATAGAAGAACTGAAGTTAAATTAAAAAGACTTGAACAAAAATTAAAAGATGAAACTGATGAATTAAAAAAAGAACTTATTCAAATTGATATTGATGAAAAAACATATTCTAAAGCTAATATGGAATTGACAGCAAAAGATAGAATGAGAGAAATTAAATTATGGTCTCAGCTTAAAAAAGAAGTGGATGACGGTACTTTTGATAAACAAAATGTTAATACTCATCAATTAGAATCATATCATAAAATAATGTTAAATAGAAAAGATACTTTAACTCCTGGATCAAGTCAGCCAGAAGTGTTTAATGTATTAGGTCAGTTACAAACTATTGAAAGAGTTAAAAAAGAAAGAGGTCAACTTGAACATACCAAAAGAGAAGCTTTATCTCAGGAATCGGAACTTGGAGCTAAACCCGAGTAATCAAAAACAAACTGATCTTTATAAAAAAGTAAGAGACCACATTAAGAAAACTGGATATATCATAAATCCATTATTAGTGGTTGAAGATGGTGATAGATATAAAGTTTTATATGGTAATAATAGATATTTATCAGGATTAGAATTAGGTTTTACAGAGTTTCCAATTCAAGTGTTAAAAAATGATGAAGTTAAAACAATTAGAAAAGCTGCTGAAAGTTATATAGATATTAATTTAGATGAAATTTGATTCTGTATTTTTAGGTCAGTCGATATTAAAGTATCAAGTCCCGTTTGATATTTATGTAGCAATAAATCAAATCTATGAATCTAAATTCAAACAACTAAAACCTGCTAATCAACAGTTAGTGGGTAAAATAAAAAATGAACATAGTTTATTTTATGATGGTGACGACCAATCAAAAATGCAAAGTCATAATTTACTACCTTTAACTATTTTAAAATGGTTTGAAGAATGCTATAGACATTATTTAGATTTTAATAAAATAAAACAATATAAAATACATTTAAATTCTATTTGGGTAAATGAAATGAAAGAACATGAATATAATCCAGTGCATGTACATCAAGGAAATTTGTCTACAGGTTTATCTAGTGTTATGGTTTTAAAATTACCAGAAAGTTTTGGTGTAGAATATTCTTCAAGTGAGAGTCCTCAAAATGGAAAATTACAAATATTAGGTTCTGCATCTGGTCAGTTTTCAAAAATTGATTATCAACCAGAAGTAGCACCAAAAGATTTTTATATTTTTCCATATGATATGAGGCATTGTGTATATCCATTTAATGGCCCAGGTTTGAGGAGAACGCTAGCTGCAAACTGTGATGTAGATTATAATCCAATTCAAAATAGAGGAGTAAATTAATGTACGAAAATAAAATAATAACAGAACCTAAATGGAAAAGTTGGATTATAGAAACTAATACTCCACTCCTTACACTAGAACAATGTAAAATGGTTATTGATTGTGGAAGGTCTCAACCTCCAAAAAAAGCTATGGTTGGTATGAATAAACCTGAAGGAGGTGTTGATACTAATAAAAGAGTAACTACTATTTCTTGGATACCTTTTCAAGCATTACCTCAACTGTATCAAACATTAGATACCTTTATACAAAAAGCTAATTTAAATCATTTTGGTTTTGATGATATTAGAATTACAGAACAAGCTCAATTTACAGAATATCCAGAAGGTGGTTTTTATGATTGGCATATGGACACTGATGTTGTAGGCATACATGAGCCGCCTGTTAGAAAAATATCAATGACCTTATTATTAAATGACCCTAATGAATTTGAAGGAGGTCATTTAGAATTGATGGCTCCTGGAAAATATAAACCTATGAAACAAGGACACGCAATTTGTTTTGCATCATTTTTAAATCACAGAGTAAATCCAGTGACTAAAGGTATGAGACAATCTCTTGTTGTTTGGTTTGGAGGTAAACCATTTAAATGATTAAAGAACAATTTTTTCCAACTACTATCTATGCAAAAGATATACAGATAGATAATAATTTATTAACTAATGTAATTGTAGATATGTCTAAAAAAGATCCAGGTGTTAAAAAAACAAATATGTATGGTTGGCACTCTAAAAATTTAAATGATTCTCAAAAAGAATTTGAGCCATTGATTAAAGAATTATACAATATGCAACATGAAATTTATCAAGAAGAATGGTTAGATAGAAAACCTGTGTTAGGTAATTTATGGGCTAATCTAAACCCTCCTGGTGGATACAATAGACCTCACATTCATCCTAATTGTTTATGGTCTGGTGTCTATTATGTAAAAGCTGAAGAGAACTCTGGTAAATTAGTTTGTAATGATCCAAGATCAGGTATACAGATGAATATGCCTATTAGAAAATCAGGCACACAACCACAACATTTATGGAAAGAATGTCACCTAGCACCTATACCAGGAAGAATTATTATGTTTCCTGCTTGGTTATGGCATGCAGTTGAACCAAACAATTCTAATGATATAAGAATATCAGTTTCATTTAATTTTATACAGGAAGGTTTTAGTGCTTAAAGACTTAATACATTCTTCTTTTATTGACCAAAAAATAATTAATTTTAAAAATGAATTAATTAAAGAATGTGTAGAACAAAGATATCAAATAAAAGGTAAAGGAAGTTTTCTTGTTAAAAGTAAATATCAAGACCATCTATATAATATATTTATTAATGAAGCTAAGAAAAATTTAAACAAGTTTACTTTAAAAAGCGTAGATTTTGAAATTTGGTGTTATATAAGTGATAATGAATTTAATGATACTGGATGGCACAATCATACAGAAAAAGCTACTATAAATTGTGTGATGTATTTAATTACTCAAAATAAAGGAATAGATTTTAAACTAAATAACGAAGAACTTCATTTAAAACCAAAAGATAATGAAATGTTAATTTTTCCTGCATTTTTAATGCACTACCCACATCCATCAAAAACAGAAAAAAGGATAACACTTAATTTAGAATTACTTTGCAATGAAACAGATAAGGAGATATTTAATGTTCAATAAATACCAAGTAATTAAAAAAGCAGTCAGTTATGATTTAGCTAATTTTTGTTTTAATTATTTTTTACTTAAAAGAGATGCAGCTAAGTTTATGTATGACAACAATATCATACACGATAATGGTATGTTTGGTACTTGGGGAGATACACAGATCCCTAATACTTATTCTCATTATGCAGATCCAGTGATGGAAACTTTATTAGTTAAAATGCTACCTGTTATGAAACAACAAACAGGTTTAGATTTAATTCCAACATATTCTTATGCAAGAGCTTATAAAAAAGGTGATGAATTAAGAAGACATAAAGATCGACCTAGTTGTGAAATATCTACGACATTAAATTTAGGTGGTGATCCTTGGCCTATATTTATAGATGGTACAGGAGCTGATAATGTTATTGATGAATACAAAAAGATTGTAAAACCAAATGCTCCTGCAGGCACTAAAGTCTTGCTTGAAGTAGGAGATATGTTAGTATATAGTGGCTGTGAACTTGAACATTGGCGAGAGCCTTTTGACGGGAACATCTGTGGCCAAGTATTTCTACATTATAATCATGTAAATGGCCCATTTGCTGAAAAAAATAGATTTGACGGAAGACCTATGTTGGGTCTACCATCATTTGTAAAATAGTATTATAATGGAGCCATATGCTACAAAAATTAGGATTCTTACCAGGATTCAACAAACAGGTTACATCTACAGGTGCTGAGTCTCAATGGACAGATGGAGAAAATGTTCGTTTTAGATATGGTACACCTGAAAAAATAGGTGGTTGGCAACAATTAGGAGAGGCAAAAC